CATCAAATACTTGCGAGTATTCTCAAGGGTTACACCCATTACTGATTTTTTAGTGCCTTGTAAGCCTTCTAATAGGGCTTCCTTAGTTTCTGCCCAACGTCCGTTTAATAGTTCTGACATTTAAATTCTCCTTAAATTTTTAGTCCAGCAAGTTTACGAATATCATAGATATCAGCTGACCCACTGCTATTTTGGTTGTTGGAAATCTTATTTCCGGTTATTTCTTTAGCCTCTACTAGTGCCTGTTTCTTCTGCGGAGCCTTACCATTAATTACTGATGGCAAGTACTTTTCAAAACTTTCGTTTAGACGTTCTGTTTTCACAGTCTCCATTAATTCACTCATGATCTCACGTTGCTCACTGTTAAGTGGGCTTAGTAATTCGCTCATGATTGCTTTTCTTGTTTGACTCTCTTTAAGAGTACGGATTTCAGCTTGTTTGCTTTCTAAGAGCTGTTCTGCCTTGACAACTGCCTCTGCGGCTTCCTTCATGGCTAGATCTTTCAAGTCTATGACTTTGAGCAATTTTGATGTTTCCGATTTTTCATTTAGGTAAGACGCTTGATACTCTGAAGCAAACGCTTCGAATAACTTACGGCCAAAGTCTTGACGACGAGCAGCTTCAATGTCTTCTTTTAGTGAAGTAATTTCAGAACGTAAATTCTGACTTACTACACCTTCGACCATCTTAGCAGCACGTTGAACAAATGCTTCTTTTACCTTCTTGATTTCTTGACGACCTTCGCGAACTAAACGTACTTTAGTTTCTGCTAGGTCTTGTTTGTCTTTGTAAAATTCTGCGATTTCTTGAGCAAGAGCTTCAACTACAAATTTTTCCAATTTTCCGAACTTGCTTGACATTGCAACTTGATCTTCATGTAACTCACGAACTTCAAGGGCTAGTTGACGAGTAACAAATTCCTTCATTACCTTGGCTGCCTTTTTCTTTTCTTGAGCTAGCTTAACTTTCATTTCAGCTAATTGCTTACGATCATCTGCAAATTCAACGATCTCACTACTCAATTGTTCTGAGATCATGCGATCTACAGCTTCAATCATAGTATTCTTATCGTGTTCGTATTTTTGTGCGAATTCTTCGCGTAGTTGTTGAGTTAAAACTTCACGTGACTCGCTAATGCGAGCTTCGAAAGCTGCCTCAATTGACTCTTTGATCTCTTCCGAAATCACATTGTTTTCAAATAAACTTTTTAGCGCATCCAACATGTGATTCTCCTTATTATTGGAGTTTGTTTATTATTGATAATAAACTCTCTTTGAGATATTTTTGTGCTTTAGGATCACCCTTGACCTCTTGCGCTATACGCAAGGCATTAAGACCACCACGATTATTCATCAAGTGTTCATAAATTGGTGTAGGATAAGCTCCAGGAGCACTAGGTTGAGCTACCATATCTACTGTGATAATCTCAAAATCCGATACTTCACCGGATCCGTCATCCCTGACGTTTCCGGATCCGCGACTTGAAACACCTAACTTGACTCCGCTTTCCAGCATTGTACGAATTAGTTGTCCCATTGGTGTTGGAAGTATTTTCAACTTCCCGTAACCGTTTGGACCGTCCATCCACATATTTGTAATCATGTGACTTACACGGTCCAGGTTAATTTTTAGATCATCTGGATGATCCACTTCTCCGAGAACTGAATAGCCGTTTTGAATCTGATCGTTAAGGGTCTTAACAGCCTTGCCAATCTCATTAACAGGGTAAACACGCTGATTAGCGTTACGAATACCGCCTTGGATACAAATTCCAGACATGTATAGGTTTTTACCATCTTTGTCATCAGACTCAACGACCATTTTTGCTTCGTTGAAACTGAGATTCTCTCGGAGGTATAGTGACATATTTTAGTATAGTCTCTTAATTAATTAACGAATGCGTCCGCCGATAGTAGACTTCTTATCTACACCGCCGACTTCGCCCTTGCCTTTCTTCTCAGCACCATGACCTGGTTCTGTTTTCTTAAAAGCAGTTTTACCAGCATTGGCTTTTGGGCTGTTCATAACATCACCAATCAATGGTTTTGTTGTTGGAGCAGCCAATCCACCTTGTGTGCCGCCTTTTTCTGTTGAAAAACTTTGTGCAATGTTCTTTGCAGAACCGCCCATGTCATTCTTCATGTTGTCAACTGTTGATTTTGTGTTTTGTCCGTTGTCGCCATGGCTGACAGATACTTTCTTGTAGTATTCCATCATTGGCATACCTTCGTCTTCCATGCCGCCTTCAATGTCATGCATTGGCATGCCAGCACCGTGGATTCCTGGCTCGTTTTCTTCTTCGTGTTCTTCGCCTTTTAGCAACATTTCAAATTCTGCTTTTAGGTCTTCTAATGCATCTTCTAGATCCATTACGCGATCTTCCATGTCTTCGCCGCCTTCATCGTCGCCGTCGAATTCATCTGCATCGCCTTCTTCACCGTCGTCTTCACCGTCGTCTTCACTGCCGAAAGGATTGTCTTCTGCGTCGTCTTTACCGTCTTCTTCCTCTTCGCCTTCTTCTTCAGCGCCTTCTTCTTCCATGTCTTCTTCCATGGATTCTTCTTCTTCCTCTTCCATTCCTTCTGTCTTAGAATGGCCACCGATAGCTGCATTGGCTTGTTCTGGGCTGAAATCTTCAGCTAATAATTCTTCGTAAATTTCACGTGATTTACCAACAACGATGTTGTGGAAAATTTCTTTAGCTGCGTCGTGGTCTTCGTTAATTAAGGCCTCTAGCATTGCTTCAAATTGAGCGCGATCAGTCATGTTTGTTCTCCTGTGATTGTATATAGTATTACAAGGCTGTGTATTATTTACACTATTATTATTAAAATAGTGCAATATAGGCAAAAAACGGCCTGTTTTGGTCGTTTTTTATTTATGCGACAGGAGCAGCTGGTGGAGCTGCATACATCGAGTGTATAAAGTCCAATTCGCTTTCCTGTTCAAGTATATGAGCTTCAGTACTTTTCCTCAGCTCACTAATTTGTCTCAGTGTGAGTCTAGTTTTACGTGTATCGCTTCTGTGCAATTGGCTGTTGTCTCGACGAGGCTCATATCGCAAATCATTGGCAATATGTCGAGTATCGGCATCAATATAAAACAATTCTCTAAGTATCATATGGTATTTATGCGGCAGGTGCTGGAGAACCGCCTGGTGCTGCAGGAGTTGCTGTTGGAGAACCGCCTGTTTCTCCTTCGTCTGGAGTCATATCTTCTGGTGCTGTCATGTCGCCTGCACTGTCTAAATCACCACCAATACCAGCTGCACTAAGTCCTGCACTACGCAATTCGCCTGCGGCATCAGTAGTTGTAGGTTCACCTTTGCCATTTTCTTCAGCCCATGCACGTTCGTTTTCTGCTACTTCTTCGTCGGTTAAACCTAAGAAACGTTTGAGAGCAAAACGTTTTGACACAAAAGGAATAGCTTGAATTGTATTAAATGTATTAATACGTTCAGCATCAATGCTGGCTTGCTTGCTGCTGGCAAAGTTTAATGGCGGATTAAAGTTTAATTCAAACAAGTTAGGGTCAATGTTGACGCCTTTACTGTTCAAATATAGCTTGAATTCTTCGTCAAATACGCTGGTCAACAGTGCTTGCAACCGTTCGCAATACTTGTTAAAACGCAGTTCTTGAATGTATGCAGTACCTACACGGCCGTCATTGAAATTGCTTTGACTGTCATCTTGACCTGTTGGCAAATAGCTACTTGGTATACGTAATCCGCGGAATAGCTTGTTAGTAAAGTACTTTAAATCATCAATTTCGCCAATATTCTTACCGCCTTCTAGCATTGTGACGTCTGATCCTTTGCCGTCTGCTGTTTTAGGGAAGAAATAATCTTCGTTAATGCTTAGAGGGTTGTATGCAGAGTCTATGACGTTCTGTCCGCCTCCTGTTTGTGACGGAATACGGCGTTGATGGATTTCATTTTTAACACGTTCTACAAATGCCATGGCCAAATGACTGGGCATATTACCCACATCAATGTGGAATACTCTGCGCTCTGGAGCACGTTGTATACGATAAATTAGAATAGCATCTTCTAATAATTCTTTTTGTTTGTAAACTTTGTAGATGTTTTCTAACAAACTATTACCAAACGGATAGTTGTTATCAAGACCTTCTGACAAACTCAAATGTACAATATGTTCTGCGTTAATAGCATTTTCAGTGTGCTGTAGGCCAAAACGATTACTTGAGCTCGAAGCTTTGCCGCCACCGCCTGCACCTGCTTGATTACTGCTTCCTGTAAATCCGCTAACTGGTTGTGGGCCGCCATTAGTATTTCTAGGATTAATATTAGGAGTAATCATAGTTGCTACTAAATTTTCAAAATTAGGAGCAATATCTTTTAGCACAAACTGTTCTGGTTTTTTACCTTCGCTTTCGTTAACAATAACTTTGATCAATTGGCTAGGATCTACATAATTCCATTTTTGATTTTCTGGATCTCTAATAAAGAAACTGTCGCCGTACTTGAAAGTATTGCGTACTATACGAAATATGCGTGTGTCAAATTTCTGTAAACTATTCCACTGTTGTAAGTATTCGCTGAGAATTTTAATTTCAGCATTAGTAGCACGTTGGCGCCATTTGACACTGAATGGACTTTTTGAATCTTTTAATTTTTGTGTGCAGAACTCAGCTAAAATATCCAAAGCTGCATTGACTTCAGGATCTGAATCCATTACTTCATATTGTTGATAACGCTCAATACGATTTGGACTACCACTGTAAACATCTGGTAGATAACTGCTGTAATTACTTCTTGCTGGGCCTGGTCTGTTGCCGTTGTTAAGCCCGCTAATTGTGCTTAACTGACTGCTTTGAGCTACAGGGCTAAAATACTTTTTCCAACTCATAGATTATCCTTATCTTACGCCTGTAGCTTTTTGTGTAGCTTTAGCTGTCTTAGCATTAGCATCGGCTGATTTCTCACTGTGATTAATTAGTTCCACCATATGTTTATTTAACAGTACTAGCTGGTCATTGAGATCTTTTAAGGTAGCATCATGAGCGCTAGCACTGGCTTTTTTTTGGTCGCCTTCATTAACTTCGGCTGGGTTGCGTTTCTTTGCTTCTGTTTCTTTTTTATCATCTGATTCAGATTTTTTAGGTACAGCTTCCGATGTTTTCTTAGCTTCTGCAGCTTTAGCTTCAGCTATCTTGGCTTTTTGAGCATCAGCAGCTTTTTGATCTACAATCTTAGGAGCAAACATATCGCCACCAATCTTGCTAAATCCGCCAGTAAGTTTATCTAGTTGTTGGGTAGCATAACCTATTCCGTCAGGTTTTTTTGCACTTTCTTCTGCTACTTTAGCATCCATCTTGGCTTTGAGAGCAGCCAAGCCTTCAGGAGTGGCATTCATATCTGTAGACATTTTAGCATACTGAGCTTTTAAATCTGCTGCAGATGGTTCTTTTTCTTTTTCCTTTGCTTGTGTTGCTTTAGGAACTCCAGGCATATCCATTATGCCGCCTAATGACTTGGCTAGTGTAGCTTTAGCTTCATTAATTTTGCCTATAGCATCTGAGCCTTCACGACTATTAGGATCTACAACTTTACCATTTATTGTTAGTGTTTCTTTTACATTAGCAGTAGTCTTACTCACAGCATCAGACTGAATAAATTCTTGAACTTTTGCACCTTGACTAGTGATTTCTCCAATTTTTGCAGCAGCTTGTGCATGTATGTTTTGTTGCTGGTCAGCTGATTCCCTGGCTACTTGTGTTGCTCGCATAGCAGCTGCGTCTTTAAGATTTTGTTCTTGGAAGGCAGCAATTTTTGCTTGGCTTACTCTTTCTTGATCAGCTTTTTCTTGTTCAGTGAGCTCACGCTTGCTAGCTGTTTCTTGAATATCGGCCAACACGTCTTGTCGTCTAGCAAGTCGTTGAGTTGCACTTTCTATGTCTTTGGCAGCGTTTTCTTTTTCTAAATTTAACTTTAAATCTGATCGCTCTTTAAAAATGGCAATCCATTTTTGAGTATCTTCATTGCTTGCTGATTCTTCTGCTTTGTTTTTGGCTGATCCGGTTGCGGCTGGGACACTACTAATAGCGGTTGCAGTTTCAGAAGCAGAAGGTGCAGCTTTACTACCTTCGCTTAATTGTTTGCCCATACCTTTGGTAGCATCGGGACTTAATACAGTTTCACCTTTGTGTATCTTAACAATTGCATCTTCAGGTTCTACTGGGCTTCCAGTTTTTGCTAATGTTCCGCCGTCTCTACCTGGTGTTTCTGATCTTTGAATTCTACCATCTGCTCCTACCATACCTGAAGGCAACGGCGCAGCTGACGTAGCTTGACCAAATATACCTTTTACCATGTCGTCAAGTATTTTACCGCCTTCTTCAGGTATTTTTCGATCGGCTGCATATGCTTCTTCACCAGTATTTGCTTTACCAGCTAATCCTAGAGCTTTTTCACCACCTTTATATATGGCATTACCTGCTTCAGCCATAGGATTCAATTTATCTTTAACTGGTCCTATAGCTTTGTTTAAATCGTCAAATCCTTTTGCTAGACCTTTAGCCTGTACAGTTGCTTCTCTATTTGCTTCATTGAGCATTCTTGAAAGATTTTGCGATTGGTCTGCTGTACCATCTTCTTTTACACCTTTTCGAAGATTCTCAGCATCCTGTTTGTTTTTGTCCATGGCCGCAACATATTCGGTGCCTTTTTTTGCTCCAGCATCTAATGCTTCTTGTGCGCCTTTTTGCGAATTTTGTAAGCCTTTGGCTCCGCCGATCAATGCTAAAACTGAATCGTTATAGTGACCTGCACCTTGAGATGCCTGCTTATTATACGCAGTGCTCATCATTTGGTCTTGGACATGCGCTTTAGCACGCTCCATCATTCTATCTGCTTCTGCTTTTGACGCTTTGTCAGTAGCATGTTGCTGAGCATACATAGCAGCTTTTAATTCTTGTCCTGCTGGGCCTAGAGAACTTAATTGTTCACTGGCAGTTTGACTTAGTTTACCAGAAGCCATTTCAGTAAGCATTTTTTGAAATGGTGTTCCAAACTCTGCAAAATTATCTCTAACTTTTACATAACCTGCAAGCATTTGTCCACTCATACTGCGTTCTAAGGCTATAGTTTCTGGTCGTTTTTCTTCTTCTTTTAATGTTGCAGCCAGTGCATCTCTGCTAACACCAGTCAGCCTAGAAGTTTCATCTAATTGTTGAGCTAAATTTTGTGCAGCCATAGCAGCTTCTTTGCTGGTCATGTTTGCACGAGAATTTTGACCTGCACTTAATGCTGTAATATCAGCCAGCTCTTTGGTACTCATTCCAAGATCTTGTAACTGTTTACCTATATCACTTTCTTGAACTTTTTTAGCAATTGCACTAAATGCTTCAGCACCACGCTGTGCATTAGAGCCTAACCCGAGAGATTGCACTCCACTATTTTTTAATATTTCACCAAATTGTTTTGTTGTCACACCTGCATCTGCAGACATACTAACAAACTTACCTAAATTGTTAGCGCCAACACCCATTTCTCTGGATGCCGAATCCATGTCTGTTTTCCATTGCAGAACTGAACCTAGTGTTTTATCAACTACTACACCTAACGCACCAAGATTTACTGCACTTAATGATGATTTAAATGCCCCTAATGCAGTTGTACTAACATCCGCACCCGTAGTTAATTTTTCAAGTCCAATATATGCGGGTACAACTTTTTTAGCAAGTTCATATAAACCGTCACCTGCTTTGCCAACAGCAGCTCCTAAACCAGTCATTTGAGCGTTGCCTGCGCTACCGCCGCTAGCTCCAGAACTGTTGCCTGCGGAAGAAGACGAGCCAAGGCCTAACATGCCTGCTACACTTCTAAAACCTTCTTGAATTGCACTGATGATTTCTGGATCTGCCATAAAATTTTCCTGGAAAATATGCGTATATAAATACTAGATACAATATTTATCTGGAGATAATAGTGGCACATAATCCTTTACAACAGTTCTTTAGACAACCTAAAGTTTATATCAAATTACCCAGTCAAGCCGCTTATTCAGCACCTGGCGGGTTTCAAGGCGATGCAAACAACGTGCCTGTATACGGTATGACAGGAATGGATGAAATCATACTTAAAACGCCTGACGCATTGTTATCAGGCGAAAGTACTGTGCAAGTTATTGAAAGCTGTATCCCTGCTTTTAAAGATGCATGGGAAGCCAGTATCATGGATATCAATGTTATATTTGCTGCTTTACGAATTGCCACATTTGGCTCCGAAATGACAGTAACTCATACTTGTAGCGGTTGTAGTACTGAAAACGAATATGACTTAGATTTAAGTAAAATCATTGAATATTTTAGTGCACTACAGTATGATAATAAAATTGTATTAAAAGATCTAGTAATTAAAACTCGTCCGTTAAACTATAGACAAAGTACAGAGTTTAATTTACGTAATTTTAGATTACAACAAAAATTGCGTCAAACTGATGAAGTTGAAGATAGAACTCGTCAGCAAGAACTGGTTAACGAATTGTTTAAAGAACTAGCTATTATACAACGAGACTTGTATAAAGCCAGTGTAGAAAGCGTAGAAGTAGCTAATAAAGTTGTAACTGAAAGCAGTTTTATCAACGAATGGTTAGATAATTGCGATAGAGATATTTACGATTCTATAAAAAATCATATCGAAACTAATAGAGCAGCTATGAACAATCCTCCATTCCATGTTAAATGCGATAATTGCGGAACTGAAGTAGATCTATTAGTAGAGTTGGATCAAAGCAATTTTTTCGAGAGGGCCTGATCGGTTTATCTCCCCAAGAGATTCAAGAAAAACTGATTGGGCTAGAAAAAGAAACCAAACGATTCAAAGAAGATTTATTTAGAATCAGCTGGTACATGCGGGGCGGTGTTACAGTAAACGATCTTCTAACTATTTACAGTGCAGAAGATCGAGAATTTATGTATTCGATCATTAACGAAAATATAGAAGCAACTAAAGTATCGCAAATGCCTTTGCTTTAACTGCCTGGTTTAAATTGAGCCCACCAACTAGGCTTAGGCAAATAATTAGCTGAATCTTTATTTGGATCCATGATATAAGCACTTGTAGGACCAGTTACCCAATCTGTGACATCATAATTTTGTCTAACATTTGGATCCCAAGTATACATTTGACGACCTGTGGCTGTTTTTCCAGTTGCAGGATCTAATTTCCAACGTCCTTGATACTGTCCTGTAGTAGGTGCATTACTGTCATCAGCTGTGGCCGCTACAGATGGATTGCCTGCTGTAGTGCCATCAGGACTGGCAGCTGTTTTATCTCCAGGTTTCGGATCACTAGGAAACCACGGGTTCACAGTGCCTGCTACTTTTTCAAACACTTGTACTAAAGATGGTACATATTTGCCAAGGAATGACCCTAGTTGTACAGCTAACCATTTGGCATTTTCATGTTGACTTAACCAGTCACGAATTGCCAAAGTGCTTAATCCGTCAAGAGCTGAAAATACTTTTGGAAATTTTTCAGCAATCCATTTTATTATACGACCACTTGCTGTTGCGGTAACAAAGTTGGTCGCAAAGCCAAAGAACTTTTTAATAATTCCGGGAACCAGTAACAGTTCAGCCCATGAAGCAATCAGTATGCCAGTTTCCTGATCTAACACTCCTTGATACTGTTCAGGACTAATTTTTGGAGGATTTGCATTTCGTGCTTCTTCGGCAATGCTCATCTTTTCTGTAAATTCTCGATAGGGTTTTAAGAATTCGTAAAGATTGGCTGCACCTAGTACAGCTTCAATAACGCCTACAGATCCTGCCCATGCGGCAACTCCACCTGCTATGCCCGCACCGCCAGCCAATTTTTCTCCGGTGCTTAGTACACCGTTATTAATTTTTTTATTAGCAGCATCTATTAATTGTTTTTGAAAATCAGCATCTCTAAATCTAGTATCTATCATTAATTCAGGTCTTGGAGGTATTTTGTTTGTGCCGTATTCCGCAATGTGATTTATTTCGTCTATGGCATCTTCTCTGGATATGGTGTTGCCTCTTTGTTTTTCTTGTTCTATTACTTTTTGAATTCGTCTTTCTTCACTGGCTAGTTTGTCTGCAATGTATTTTTCAGGTGTTTTACCAACAGCTATAGCCGATTTAGCCACAGCATCGCTTGAAGTTTCTAAGAAGGCTTTTGTTATCTCTTTTTCACTAACGCCTGTAAAGAAATTCTTTGCTCTTTTCCACAGACCAGATGCGGCATCCCCTATAGCTCCTTCATCTATACTGTTGTGCTCAGAGATTATTTCATATACTTTCATCGCGGTTATCCTTATGTGATATTTATCCACTGTTTAAAGAAGAACTTGCGTTCTTCTGTTCTTCGCTAGCGCTCGAACTATTAGTATTTCTATCAAAGAATAGTTAGTGATCAATTAGTGCGAAGCACTTTAAATATTATCTAGATTGTTCAGTCACACTTTGCCCAGACAGGGCAAAGAATGGTTTGGCATTATCTGAGTTGCACAATATCACCTTAGCGTTATAGCATTACAGTGGCGGTCATCCGGTACCACGAGCTATGTCTTTATATGACGGCGGCTTGTATACATACGCTAACATGTACACAAACGTAGGGCTACAGCCCTTCCTTTTGCCTTAAATTCCTGAAACAACCAAACCGCGGCTAGTTTGCGATCCTCGTCCTGTTAAGGATAGTGGTTGAGTACTCTTACGGCAGAGATTTCCGTCCCTCTTATTATCGAGTTGTCCTAGGTGCATGAAGTTGGCCTGCACTAGCTTTAACCGTTGATCTGTTTGCCTTTAATGTGGGAGCCGTGGACACGAACAGATATCTGACCGTTGTAATATTCGTCAGATTCTAATACCCTGCGTGTAAATTGTTCTCGTGCCTCTATGTATGACGTTTCAGCCTTGCTTTTACAATAAAATAATATCTGTCGATGAAAGTTTTCTTGACCTAACTGCGCAATATCTTTGAGTAGTTCATCGGAGCTACTATAGTAGTCCCGCCAATCTGAATCAATTTTATTGCGGATTCTTTTTTTCTTTTTAGTGCCGTTTTTTAATTTTACTGTTCTATAAGTAGTTTTAGAAAATTTTGCTAGTTTTTTGCCTATGTACTTGCGCCCCGTAACTGTGTTTGTTATCAAATATACAAACCCAACACAATCCTCGGGCAATTCTTCTATTAGTTGATTTAGATAGTACCAAGACATACACTAATTAGTGTCTGTCGAGTCCTTACCTTCAGCCTTTTGGCTTGCCTTACGTGCTCGTTTTGCCTGATCTAGATGTACACGATACTGTTGAACATGTTCTCTTCGTTGCCTTGCTATGATACGAATCTGCGCTAGCCAGTAGCGCATATTTTCTCCTGCCCTGCGTGTGCCTTTTGCTTGCCAATCTTGATTTGCCTTAAAGTATTCGCGAAAAGCTGCCATGAGTTGTTCATGGCTCTCTTCATTTTGGTATGGACTTGGCTCAACGTGTTTACTCATTGATTTCTAAATCAGTTGCATAGCTGGTGTAACCATTTTCCTTAACAACCTTAAGCACATTGTTTACACGGCCCACTAATTCATCTCGATGACTGATCAAGAAAATATTCTTTTTACGTTCACGTGCCATCTTTTTAAGTACACCCAGTGCACCTTCAACACCTGATGCATCTAAACCATTGTCAATCAGTTCATCAACAAACATTAAATTAATACTTTGATATAAACTTTCCCATACATCACGGAAACTCCACGACAAACTAAGAATAAGTCTATTACGTTCTCCTCGACTGAGATTATCAAAATCCAAGTCTTGCCCCAGCTGAGTAATCTCAACAGTAAGATCGTTTTGGAATAACACAGTATGAGGCAAGCCCATACGGTCTAGATAGTAAGTAAGTCTGTTGTTAAGATAAGCTAGGTTCTGATCTATAATCTTTTTACGTATAAAACTATCTTTACTTGTGAGTAATTTTAATAGGAACTCTTGATGTTCTTTCAAACTGTTGAGATTATTAACAGTATCCCAAGAGATTTCCTGCATGGCTGTGTCCATGAGCTCGTCAATTTGCTCTTGATAAGTGTCAGTTTCATGGCTTTTTTGCACTAATTGATTTTCAAGAGTGGTCAAATTGTTCTGATGCTTGAGAGCCTGCTCTACAGTATCGTAGTAAGTGTCGGGACGTTGGGCTATTTCTCCAACGTCTGCTAGCTCGGAGACAATTTTTCCAAGATCCTTGGTAACCTTATCAAAATATTTCCTCGCTTCACCTAAGTGACCCTGTGCTGTGGCAGTCATTTCTTCATGTTTGTGATCATGTAGTTCTTGTTCACAAGCGTGACAGGTCTTACTTGCCAATAGGCCAAGCTCACGTTCATACTTTGTAACGCTTCGCTCCGCTTGCGCTATCGCGCTTTCTAACGTAGCACGTTCCTTATTTAGGCTTTTCAGCTTTGCTGACTTGTCGTCATAGGCTTTGAGCTCCGCATGCTTCGCAAGTTCTGCTTCAATGTCTACACTTTCAAGTTCTACAATAGCACGGCCAATCTTCTCAAGTTCACTGGCATGTTGATTACGCCAAGCACTTTGTCTAGTCAACAGATTATCAATACTCTTTTGAATATTCTCATTGCTTTTCTTTATAGCTTCAATGTTGGCAGTTTCTTGTAGTATCTCATCTTTAGTCTGACGAATCATCTCTTTCAGAGTTTCAGACTTTTCACTTAATAAGGTAATGCCCAACAATTGTTCAATAATAACCCGCTGGTCGTTAGCCCGCATACTTAAAAATGGTTCAGTATAGGTATTGAGTGCTACAATATGTTTGAACATATCGTGGCTCATGCCTAATAGTTCGTCTAAGTCTCTTTGTGTTTCACGCACATCGCCTTGTGCTTCATCTATTTCTTCTTCAGTTTGTGCAATATCGTTGACAAAAAATTGCAGAACATTGGGTTTACGTCCACGTTCTATACGATAATCTGTTCCATCTTTTTCAAATGCCAATGTGACTAACAGATTTTTATTGTTAGTTTTATTAATTAGATTATCTTTTTTAATATTAGTCAGTGCATTGCCAAATAATGCATAGCTAAGTGCATTTACAATAGTTGTTTTACCTGTACCGTTGCGCGAACCGCTGTCATCTCCTCCTTGATCTAAGTTTTCACCTAGTACAAGAGTAAGATTTTCTTGTGCAAAGTTTACAGCTTGAGTCTGGTTGCCCACACTCATGAAGTTTTTAACAGTTAATTCTTTAAGTTTTATACTCATAGGCTATTATAAATTGACAACAATATGTTTTTGTCGTAAGTATCGCTTTCAATGTTTATGATTTGACTTGATACAATTTGATCTACACTTTCAAATGCTTGAATATCTATGTTTGTATTAATTTCAACATCTTTCTTTTCAGCAATCAGTGTAAGTTCTCGAATATCATAGTTGCTAATAAACTTCTCTTTGATAAAGCTAGCTTCTTCGTAAGTAATGTCTATGTCTAGTGTAACACGAAGATGTTGCTTGGGCAATATTATTGAGTCTGCTTCATCGATCAGCTGACTTAATTTTACAGTTCGGAATGTAGGTTGATCAGGCCAACTGTGATATTCTGGAGTGCCTCCCCATTCTAATATCATCATTCCACGTTCATCATCCCATGCATCTGCATAGTTGTGCGGAAATGCATTGCCAATATAGATCATGTTCTTCTGTTGTTGACGTTTATGAAAGTGTCCACTGAATCCTAACTCGTAATTTTTAAAATTGCTCAGTTGAATCTCGCCATGATCTGGCATTTGCACCATAGCGTTCATAAAGAAACTGGGTAATTCAAAGTGTCCAAAGATATATTTGCCACCTTTCTTGCTTATTGCTCGCCATTCTTCGCCTACAAGCCATGGACAGAGTGTAACATCTCCAATAGTAGTAGGCTCATGTACCACAGTAATACCAGGTATATACTTTCCAAACTCTACAGAGTGTATATCTCTTTTGTCTTTGTAATACAAATCATGATTACCAGGAAAAAAGTAAAAATTATCAAACGCTTGCCCCAACTTTTCCAGAACTCTCAACGAGTAATCCATTGTAACTACATTTAATGTATTTCGATTATGATGAAAATCTCCAAGAAATAATCCTGTGTCACATCCTTCGGATTTTGCTTTAGATATGAACCAGTCA